GGGAATTTGCGCGGAGGTACCACATCGACAGTCGCGAGCCCGAGTGGCTCGAAAGCGCCAGCTGCGGAAGAGGCAGAGGCGGCGGCAAGGTCTCTCGGATGCAGCACAAACAGCGCTTGTAGTTCGTCTCTGTTGCTCAGCACGTCACCGAAGATCTCTTTGCAGCGCACGACTAGATGATCAAATGGCGTGTTATTGTAGACGTATGGAGTTGTAAACCCGATCACCTTGATTGCATGCACCTGGCGCAGGAAGCTGGGCATTGCATATCGCATGTTGTTGTTCGGCCCAGCTGCTGTCTGAGCACCTGCTATAAACAGGTCGCGCCACTTCTTCTCGCAGCCTGTCATCACCTCTTTTTGTTTTAGCACTTGGAAAAAGGCGGACACTCGATTTTCCAAGACACTTCCTGTGTGCAATGTATTACACACAGTCGGATGTCGACGCGGCGTTTCGTGACTATGAGCAGTCTTGTCGCGTCGTGGACCCTGTTCACACTGAGCGAAACGCGTGTACTGCCTGTGGTAGCACTCATCTGCGCTACAATAGTCGCGGCTCTGATGATGCCGGCACACGCGTCTGCCTCGACTGTGGCGCTGTCCAGACTGGCATGGTGCTGTTCGAAACAATGTATGGCCGCGACCTGCCGACTCACTGCAGCAACTACAAGCGCATTCACCACTGGCATGAGAGGGTCAGCCAGTTTCTGCTACACGAGTCTCCAATCCCGGCTGACGAGATGCTCGTCATTGGCGAACGCCTACTCTCTGGCGAATTCACCCTTATCAACAAGGACGTCATTAGAGGAGTACTCAGATCTCTAGGCATGCAGACCTACATCGAGAAGTGGCTGCAGATCGTCGACTTCTGCACAGGTGTTCGACCGCCTATCCCCGGCCCGGTCGTCCTGAGCCGGATAGACGAGATGTTCACGGAGATGCAGCAGCCCTTCAAGAACCACAAGCCCGACTCGAGGCGCAACTTCATCAACTACAACTATGTCTTCTGCCGCTTCTTCCAGATGCTCGACTGCGAAAAGTTCTGCATGTTCTTCCCGCTGATCAAGTCCAAGTCGAAGCTCGCCGTCCTCGACAGTATGTGGTCTAAGATAGCTGTGGATCTTCGCTGGGACGATCGCCCCCTATCGCCGGTAGCCCCATTTGCTGTGCAACTTGAGACGTGTGGTACTTTGTTACAACACCTGCGCGAGCGAGTCGCCTTGCGAAGGACGGCTGGCTGTTCATCAACGCAGCATAGAACGGTATGCCGAACGTCGGGTCCCTCTCAGCCGACATCATTGGTACGAGTGCCGCGATGGCAACACCATTCAGAGCGGCCTGCAATGCGAGGTGGAAGCCTAGCTGCGCGACTTCGTCTGAAGAGGAGTCGGGAGGAACGAGAAGATCGATCAGAGAGCCCGCCGCGACTCCGAATGCAACGTTGATCAGAGCGTGCGGTATCGACTGGCCTACGCGCTGATCCATGTCAACACCTTCTGTTGTATCAGAATTTACCGCGCTCGAGTGGCATGTCCTGGAAGACGCCCCACGCCGACCCCTTGCCCCAAACGCCCTTGAGATCTCTCGGCCCGAGCAGATCCGTAGCAGACCGCTTGCCGCCAGTAGGAGGGATGATGGACTGCGACATCATCGAGGAGCGCCAGTACTCCTCGCTGCCCATCTTGAAGTCGCCCGGGTCGACGGCCTTCCACCAGGACATCATCGACAGCGGATCTACCTCCGTGTCGGGGCACGTGTTGACGACGAGCACCTCGTTGTCCTCTGTGTAGGCGTTGATAATCTGTGCGAACGCGTCCTTAGTTAGGAAGGACCCGAAGTCCTCCCATAGCGCCTCGAGCTGACGCTGCTGTAGACACTTCATCATGAAGCAGTAGTCTGTGTTACCGCGCAGAACTGGCGTGATCGCCTTAGCGTACTGCGTTGTGATGAGTATGAACAGCTTGTAGTGCCGCCCGGCGACGAAGAGCTCCATCAGGTTCTCGTCCCACTTGAGCCGGCTGTCGGAGATGACGTCGTCGAGCAGAATAAAGAAGGGCGCCTTCTTCTCCTTCTCCTCGTCTGTAAGGTTCCTGTCGTTGAGAATCATCTTCTGCCGGCGGAACACTGCGTCGAGTATCTCTGGCTGGTACTTGTTGTAAATGTACTTTTTGGGGACATACTGCTGCCAAAACTTATTGAGTTCATCGGTCTGTGAAATCACTATACCGGCCTCAAATTTGTCCTTCATGCAGTACATGATGTTCCTGAAGACCCACGTCTTACCAGTGCGCCGCTTGCCTACAGCGACGATTGTACCGTCCAGCTTCATTTCTTCGGGACTGAACTCTGTCAGGTCAGGGAGCGCGACCTCAGAGTACAGATCCGAGACGAGAACAGGCATCGTCGCGTGCTTGCCGAACGTCCTGCTGCTGTCCTCTGGCTGCTTGTTCGGCTGCTTCGTGTCGTAGCTGACGTTTCTCGGCACGACGCCCACATGCTCCGAGTGCTTCTGACCCGACTCGGAGTGCTTCTGGCCACCCTTCTCGGGCGGCGGCGCTTGGACTCGCTTACCCATGCACTGACATAGGCTCAGGAAATTGTGCCTCGAGCGGAGGAGGCTCGATGTACGGCTGCGCAAACTCGTACGTCTGCGCCGCAAAGATGGGCACGTCCGTCTTGGCCGCCATGCTCGTCCTCTGGCAGACGACCGAAACGTCCTCGAAGGCCCAGTGGATCCCGAACTTGTCGCCACCGACGCCAGTGTAGACCTGGTTGATGTAGATCGTCGCTGCAACGACGTCGCCGGGGCAGACGACGCCCGACGGGATCGCCCTGCCGTCCTTGTCACAGATGGTGATGACGCGCGGCGCCCTACCGCCCATTCCATTCGGCATGTAGCGCTGGACCGACAGGTTCATATTGTTGCCGAGCGAAGCGCCGCTGATCTTGTCGTACCTGGACCGGTTCGACGAGATCTGCAGCATCTTCAGCTCCTCGCGGCCGAGGTTCTTACGGCCGAGGATGCGCAGCTGGTTGGCATAGACGAAGTCGAGAAGGCGATCGTCAATTGCGCTCATGACCTCGCCGAACGCATCGTATGCCGTGTTATGCACACCGTTGATAGGCGCATCGGACAGGTCGAGTGTGAACTTGGCCTTCAGAGGGTCGCTGGGACCCCACATCGTGCCGAAGTTGCCGTCGCCGGAGACGCGCGGCCAGTTGGTCACGCACGGAGGAGATACCATCGCGACGCCCGTACCGGACTCGTACATAGCGTGGATTTGAGGCTTGCCGTTGCGGTCGGGGCCGAGTGTGAATGTCACGTTAGTGGGGTCGAAGCCGTTGAAAGGAATGAATGTGTGCGAGCTGTTCATGAGTAGAAGCGAGGTTTTGGTGGGTTGAAGCGGCTGCCCTGATACTCATGCTTCAGAAAATCGAACGTGGCTGCAGTTGGAGCCGTGCCTAAGTCGCGCCTCGGATGAGGGGCCGCTAATTGGATCGGCCCAATTGGCGTGTCATGCTGAGTGTAGGATGCGCCCGGAGTAGATGCTGATGGCCACATATGAAGCATGTCCTCTCGCCATCGCTGATAGTTCTGATTCCAATCGTGTCCTGGTGCCGTCGCAGGCACGCCGCTTCCGTATCTCTGGACACCGACGTCTCGGCGCCGCACCTCCGGATGCTTGTCTAGTCGCACGGCCGGTACATCCTCTGTGCTGACACCCTCGTACGACGGCAGAGCGTGAAGCTCGGGGCGCGGTGCTTTGCTGTCGATCGGCTCGTCCGACTTGCTCAGTTGACGTCTACCAAAGAGCCGACTCATCTTGTTTTATGGTATTAGCTTCAGAATAATCTCCCACGAGATTTTATTTGTGAAACACATACACCCACCCCATACCGTCTAATTGAATCAAGGAATTCCGTTTCGCATCGGACACCGCCTTCCGCCACGCCCGCCACGCCCGGAGCAACGTCATCTTACGTCTGTCCATTGTCACTCTGATCTCAGATTTTAACACGCTTGGCAAGAGGCTCGTCGTCGTCGGAATCGTCTGAGAGCGACGGAGACGGACACACTGCGCTCGGGTCGGCGTTGGACCAGTATTTGTAGTCGCAGTGTTCGAGCATCGACGAGGCGACGACGCTCTTGATGAACAGCTTCTCGTCTGAGCTCTGCACTGGCGGGCAGCTTGCCTCGCGCTGCATAGCGCCGAAGAACTTAAGGTAGTGTGGCAGCAGCATGTCGTGAAGAGACTCGTCGCGCGTCACACGGTAGACGCAGTACTCGTCTGGTAGCCAGCAGATGTAGTCGCACCACTTCCGGTCTGTGCACTCGAGGCAGAGCTGCATCTGGAGATAGTAGTACGCAGGGATCTCCTTGTGCACACCGCGACGCTCTCCGCCCTTGCCGTAGCGCCAGTAGGGGCACTTCACCTCGATCATGCCTTCCGTGCCGACGAGACCGTCTGGCGAGCCGGCCAGCCAAGTGTTGCTCGGATGAATGTGCAGACCAGTCGCGTCGACGACGTTGCCCGTGTGTGCTGTGTAGGCGAGTATCCCGTTCGACTCGTTGGACACTCCCCATCTCGTCGCCTCGTTACCTACGTAGAGAAGTGGAAGCGGACTGAGCTTAGACATGGGTACATGGCCGATAGCCTGATTAAAGGACTCACCGAGGAACTTCTCGCGTCCTGTTGCGCGGTTGAACGCCTGCTGACGCGACGTCCACTCACACAGGCCCATCGCAGCGCCGATGTTCGAGGCAGTCAGCTTGCCCTTCCGAGCGGCGTGCCATGCAGGAGTGCGCTGCATCTCAACACTCATCAGTGTGACACTGGAAATTCTGATCGCTACAATGTACATATGACGTGGGCGTGGCAAGGCCGCGGTCCTAAGTCGGGTACAGTCACGAATTCGAAAGGCAGCGGCCGGCAAAGTGGCTCACTCGGAAAGCGTGGTACCGTAAGTGACTCGAGGATTGCACGCGCATGGCCGCACTACAGCTTGCAATACCTCGCTCATCAAGAGGGTGTTGCTAATAATCCCGATCTTGCACACGACAAGTATGCGATCTCTTTTATTGATAAACCAGACGCCACAATCTTGGGCCGTGAAGTGGCGCACCAAATGGAAGTGGCCAAGCACAGCCGAGCCGACGCTGATGCGCAGCTGAAGGCGGAGTTCAGCGACTGGCTGCAGGGGAGACACGAAGACAACAGGAATCAGGCTGTCTACAGGAACATGCCCGGTCAGCCACAGCGCCGGTGGACCTACAACTCGGCACCAAAGGGCGGTGCAGTCGCACCTCGCAACATGAAGATTGGAGACAAGATGAATGGATGGAAGCCTACGTGGTGGGGCGATGCGCAGTTGACGCACCTACCTGGCGTTCGCGAGTACTTGCGTGAAGAGTTCGCAGTGGCGGACGAGGAGAGCTTCCAAATGAACTTGCTTGCCGAGCACGGGCCGCAGAACCTGGAGCAGGCATGGATGTACTTCAAGCACTGGGTCAAGGGCCAGCCTGCCGGCCACGAGAGGCACGGACCTGCTCCGTCCGACGAAGTTGGTCCACACGGAGGGTTCGGCAATCACAAGGCATCTGGATTCAATGACGGTCAGGCTATGATACCTTCTGCTGGGGCTCCGCCTCCACCATCCGCTGCTGGGTCCGGCTTTGGCTGGGGCTGGGGCGGAGGCGGAGGTGGTGGTGGAGGCGGTGGTGGAGGTGGAGGTGGTGGAGGCGGTGGTGGAGGTGGAGGTGGTGGAGGCGGTGGTGGAGGTGGTGGAGGCGGAGACGACAGCGATAATGATAGTGATTGGGGCAGTGGCAGTGATAGTGATCGTGCCATACCAAAAAGTGCAGCACAATCTCTAGGAGACCAAGTGCGTGCAGCACTTGGTCTTTCTGGTGGTTCAGATCCTGGCAGTGGTTGGAGCAGCGGTATGTCCACTCCTGCCAGCTCTGCCAGCTACATGAGCGCTATGAGCGCTATGAATGGTGGGAACAGTTCGAGTGATGCGTCGTCGGCAATGTCGGAATATGTCGCCATGCCGGATGGTGGGTTTGCCCGAAGAGGTTTGCCCGAAGAGGTGCGAGGTCGGGTGCGAGGCAGAGGGTGGCTGACGCCGAATTCGAGTGAGGATTCAGGTGTCAGACCGCATAAGCAAGCCGGAATCGAGTCCGACAGCGATTCGAGCATGGGACTTAGAAGCTCCAATGCATCTAGCATTGGTCGGAGCACACGAGACAATGTCCAAGACTGGGAGGATCGTGGGATACTACCGGGTATACTTCAACCCTCAGTCGAGTACGCCTCAAACAGGTCTCGTAGCTGGATCGAACGGCAGTCACGACGGCAGGACTCAGCAGTACTACGGACTCAGCAGAGAGATCCGGGAACGGATCCGATCCCGGAAGTCGTGCCTACATCCAAGAGACAAGATAGACCAACGCCGACTTCGAGTACGGCCTCAGCACCGCATAAGCAGCAACGAGCCGTAGACGAAGTCTGGATAGGTGGAGCAGATTCACAGGGCACTACTATCAGTGAGGGTTCGCAATCATTCAACTACGGCCCGGTATCTTCTGTCGGCTCGACTGTCAGTGGGATTTTGTCTGGTGGTTCGCAATCATTCAACTACGGCCCGGTATCTTCTGTCGGCTCGACTGTCAGTGGTGGTGTATCTTCTTCTGGTAGTGATCCCGGAGTACCTCACGGACCCGCAGTGCCTCCAGGATCAGTAACGAACCGATCTGGCCAGACGGTCATTCCAGAGAATCAGCCGTGGGCTACTATGGGGGTACCTCACGGACCCGAAGCGCCTCCAGGATCAGTAACGAACCGATCTGGCCAAACGGTCATTCCAGAGAACCAGCCGTGGCACGGTGGCCGGCGCGATGATGACGTGGTTAGGTAATAATCTAACTGATAATAACAACAAGAAGAATGGGCCACGGCCACTCGAAGAAGAAGGACGACCATCGCATCTACGGCGACCACTCTCATCACGGCACGGTGGCCGGCGCGATGATGACGCAGATGACGGTCGAGCAGTCGATGAAGGTCGCAAATGGCGAGATGACAGCCTACGAGGCCGACGAGGAGAACCTTAAGGCAGGAGTTCTGTGTGACAAGGACGGCATGCCTGGCGGGTGTGTCATGCATTTCGCACAGCCAGACGGCGACGAGACCGGAGAGACAGGCAAGAAGTTGCTAGAGGCCAACGAGCGTGCACAGCGCTTCAGTGCCGGGCGAGACACGAAGGAGGACCGCATCGCCATAGCGCAGAACGTCTGTCCGTTCACAGGTAAGCTAAAGGACGTCGGCTGCGGTATGATGTACTCTGGCATAGACGCTACCGAGGTCGGCGTAGGCAGCTTCGTACCGGGCGTCGGCACACTCGCGCGACTCGGCCGTGCAGCTGCGATGCAGACGGCGGGCCAGCACGAGGCGGTCGGTCACGAGGTGGCGATGGCCGCGGTCGACGCAGTGGTCGACGTCGCATCGGTAGCTCTACCGGGTGCTGGCAATATGGCCAGCACATTATATTCTGGTGTTAAGGCTGCAAGCAAAAGCATGGGTAGCGCAGTGTCACATGTGGCTGTCGACGCCGTAGCGCACACCGCTGAAAAGGCTGCGGCCGACGCGGCACTTCACGCATCGCTCGATGCTGGCGTGAAAGAGGGCGAGCACCTCGTCATGAAGGAGGCAGAGGAAGCGGTCGTCCATCTCGCACCAGGCAGAGTCACAAAGGCAGTCGAGCACGAGGCACTTCACGGCACAGAGAGGACAGTCGAGAAAGTGGCGGAGAAGGAGGGAGAGGAGTTCACCTACAAGAGCTATGCGTGGAAGGCCGCCAAGCACGGCGGTCAGTGGGCGGCTAAGCACCCGAGGACAGTCTTAGCTGGTGCTGGCCTGGGCGCACTCGGAATAGACGCTGCAGTTCAGAGCCACAGAGCTAATCACTGCAAGGAGAGCGGAGACTGCTCTGCGGTCGAGCAGCGCAACATCTGGCGCGCTAGCCACGACCCGATCGGCAATGCGCTGAAATCGACATGCTCTGTCGCCACTCTCGGCGGCGTTCTCGGCAGCTGCGAGTGGGCTAAATACGTCTCGCCCGTTCTTCTCGCGTTCGGCGTCTCCTTCTTCCCGTTCTCTGACTCGGGCCTGGTTCGCGTCGGGACTGGAGCGGCCGTCGGCGGCGGCTACTATGTGTGGAAGGAGGGCGTCTTCATGAATTTCGAGCAGGACGATACCGAGCCTGACATGGCACCGCCCGATCACGTACACATGGAGACTAATTCTGACGATTAGACACAAACAAAACCACAATGGATCCCTCGGAGCACATGATCCTCACACCGCCTATGCGTCTCGAGCCGTGGATCCGCCACTTTGACGCACGCACAGAGCGCGACGAGCGACAGGCAAGCGCAGTCAGGCTAATCAAAGCGCGCGAGGCGGCGCAGCTCGCAGCGATACCGACCCAGAAGTGTGAACAGTGTGAAACAGATCGGCCCTTCCTGCCATCGACGGGCATGCTATCCGGCATGCCTCAGTTTGCAGGCATCCCAAAGAAGGGCCCACTCGACCCGGACTACTTCTCGGCTCGCTCGAACGGCGAGCTACCAATCTTGATGAAGCTGGCAAGAGAGTCAGACTAGTAGCCAGCGTCCTTCGCCTCGGACATCTGCTGCCGAGTGATCTTGGCGCTCGGAGTAAGAGAGTCGATGCCGGGCAGGTTGCCTTTGAGGTTCGGGAACTTCTCGTACCATTCCTTGGACTTCCAATACCACTCAGGCTCTGGGTGCGGCTCGTGGTAGTGAAGGGTCTTGAGAGCGTCGAGCTCGAGATGAAAGGAAAGGAAGTGTCCCGTCTTCTGGAGCCAATCGAACTTCACGGCTGCAGCAATCGGAGTCTCGTCGACAGTGCACAAAGGCGGTGTCTTCTTGTCCTTCGTCGTCACCTCGCGCACCGAGGGGCGGACGAGCATGCGCTTGCGGCGCTCGATGGCCTCGATCATGCTAACGAGCTTCTTCTTCACGAGCCTCGTCTGGTCGATACCCTCCTCGATGGCCTTTTGCGAGCGCGACGCCATGCGCAGGATCTGGCCATTGTAGAGCGCCTCCGGGTAATCGCGGTTGGCAGTCCAGTCATCCTCTCTCGGAGCGCTATAGAGCTTGTCAATCATGATGTTGCCCGCGTAGACATCGTAGCTCGAGAGCTTCCAAGTCTCAGCGAACGGGCCGCCGTACTTGAAAGAGTACCACTTGGCGCGAGTGCTGGAAGCGGTCGTCCATCTCTCAGCCGAGCTCGGGATGACCATGTAGATGCCATAAGGAATGAATCCATGGACGAAACGGGAGAACGTGGATTCGCTCGCAAACCTGAGGTTCGGCGGCAGTTTGATCCAGTAGAGTGTCTCGGTAAGAGGGTAGGTAGCGGCTTGATAGGTCTCATGGAAGCCCTTGACGATCCATGGCCTGCCGAGAGGGAGTGACTCGCCGAGGGACAGCGAGTCCATAGACGCTATGATACCCGTCCACTTGAATTGCGTAGAAGGGAGAATGAACTTGTCGATGATCGATTTGGGCTTGTAGATTTCATCGACCTTGTAGATGAAGACGAATTGCTTCATGACCTCCTTCATGAACGCATACTTAGAGATGACCTCGATGCCGTGATGAGAGATGACCTCGAGGCCGTGATTGTACAATAGGTGGTAGATCACAGCAGCCTCACCTCTGTAAGCTCGCTTGACCTCGGCCAAGCGAGACGAGCCCTCGAAGTTGCAATCGCTGTGCAAGACCTTGATGATCTGATACCATGCGTCTGCAGCAGTCCACTTGTTCTCCCGGACTGGGAAAGCAAGCAGTTGTTTGACGAGAGGGTTGTCTCTGTTATGGCCGAGTACGAGGCGCTGCAGGAAGATGAGCATGAGCACACACTTCTTGAACTTGATGGTACCATTAGTGAAGAGGTAGCGGAAGACGATGCGAGACTGATCCGGAAGCGGAGAGCCAAAGGGCCACCACATCTGAATCCCATTGAAGTAGCGACGGTGTCTGAAGCACGCGAAGTGCGTAATGTCTACGATCTCGGCCAAGTTGTCCATATTGATGCGCGTCTCGCCGAGGTACACAAGGAAAAGATTGAAGCCGATTGAACCCGGTTGCAGGTTGGCCAGCTCCTGGATTGGAGTCATAGTGTCAATGAGTTGTGAGACGCTCGCATCACCATACCTATGACTAGGCATTAACTCATTGACGACCTGCAAGAAGCCAGGCGGCTTCTGATCGACGATAGCGTATCCTTCGTAGCAAGGCATACTGAAGCTGTTGAAGCTGTATGAGTTCTGATTCAAGTGAGGGCTGATGTGGAATTGCTTGAATGATGACGAATCCAATTGCGTAATGTTTGGCTTTGTGAGGCTGTCCCATGTACTCGCAATCCAATCTCTGAAGTAATTGTAGAAGAGTGTAACTTCTCCATAAGGGTCAGGCACCATGTAAGGCTGGTAAACATAGAGCTTGCCAAACGCATTGAAGTGGTCATCGGGATCATTGAGCAAATTGCGCGGGAAGCCCTGGCTCGTGTAGAAGTCCTGTATGTCTTTCTTACCCATGGATCTAGGCGGCAGAGCAAGTGAAGCTTTGAATCGGTGCATTGTTTTTTTTGAGAGTCGATTGGTTTTTTTTTGCGCACCCTGTAAAAAACGACAGGGAAGACCCCTTCTAGCCTGTTGCGGACAACAAGCCGACCCGCTCGGCCTCCCCCCCCTCCTGGCGGCCCCATGCGGCCAGCAGAGACCCTTCCGGCGTGACGCCGGGCACTCACAGAGCTCACGCCGTGCCGACACGCAGTGTGCTCGCCCCGAACACCCATCCCGACCGGCCTATGCGGCTGGTCGTTCCCATCGCGCGCGCGGTGAAGCACAGCTCTGTGCTGCCGGTGATACCGACGCTGCTACCTCATGGCAGGTGTCAAAGCATTCGATACCCGTTGCGCGCCCCGTGCTGACACTCGGTGTGAGTGCCCCGAGCATCCGTCCCGACCGGCCGATACGGCAGGAAGTAGGAAGTAGGCGCCCGATGAGCCATCCGAGAGGCTGGCGCGGCAGCTACGCCGGGGCTCACTGCAGGTTTGTCTCATCTCCCAGTGGCAGGCGGACGCCGAGTGCCGCGAGGCCGGGCACATCGTTGATACTCGCCGGCAGCTGGAAAGCCTGGCCGGAGCCGGAGCCGGAGCCGGCACCTTCCTCCATGCGGCTCATAGCCATGGCCTCCTCATGGTCCACGTCAGAACCGTCTTCTGTCAGAATGCCGGCATTGATGAGCCTGCGCGTCAGCACATTGAAGCGGCAGTCGATGAGACTGAACGCGCGGGTGAGAGTGAGCAGCTTCGAGTTCCAGAACGTCTCGTCGTCCAATTCCTCCGCCTTCACTTCAAGCTTCTCGATCCTGTCGTCCATGTCACACAGAATTGGGTGCATCTCCGTGTAGACACCGCCTACGATCTCGTCGTTCGGCTCGTCGTGAGTCACACCGTTGCCCTCGAACGCGTCGAGCCGGTGCAAGATCTCCCGTTGCGCCGCCTCCACGCGCTCCAGCCTGGCCGACATCTGCACAACTGCGGTGCGAGCCAGAGCCATGGCGCGTGCCGCGTGGCGTGATTTTGGGAATGCGCCCGTTTTATACAAAACCAACGCCATTTTTCGGGACCTCTGGCCCGAGAATTGTGATTTTCGGCATTTAGATTATGTTTGGCGAATTTCCTTATGTAATTGGCGAGTTTGGCAGATTGGACGGCAAATGTATTATGGTGGACTGAACATGTTTGCATGTTTTGCTTTCTGTTTTTTTGTTGCGGCACTCGCAAAGAGAGGAAAAGGGGGGGAGGCCGAGCGGGTCGGCTTTTGTGGCGCAACAGGCCAAGTCAGCATAGGGCGACGCCTAAAAAAACAAAACTCAACTCGCCACCGGGGCTCCGTCCCGCCAAAATTCAAATGGATGCTGAGCTCGGCCCCGAGGGCGGTGACTACCCACCTGATGACGAGGTCTTGAGCGCTGTGTCTGACCTCGGCGAATATCAGGAGGCAGTCAACGCAGCCAGTGCGCAAGTTGCGCAAGCGGAGCAGCAGGCGCAGGAGTCCCAAGACTGTCTCCTCGCCCATGCAATCAGTTTGATCAGCGAGGATGAGCTCGATGATGACAATGATGAGACTTTCGGCGGCGAGGCCAAAGAGCGCAAGAAGAAGAAGAAGAAGAAGCGTCGTCAGTTCGTCGGAATGCCGAAGAATGCCAAGCAGCGCAAGAAGGACAAGGAGAGGCTGCGCTCCGCCAAACGCAAGGCTGATGAGGAAGAGGCCGAAGTGCCAATCACACAGGCGGCTCCGGTTATCCACTTGCCCAGAGATCTGAGCCCAGTCGTGCCGACACTCTCGGCCCTCGCGAAGATGGCTGCCTTTCGTGCC